GATAGCTGTAGCAGCGGAAACAGGGAGTGCGTTGGTGTTGCTGATACTATTGACTGGTGTCTCACCAATGTGTCCTAGCATCGAATTTACTGCTTCTAGTTTAGATGTCAGAGTAGGCATATTATTACTTTGTTAAATATTGAATGGCGGCTTTTAGGCGCTCAGGGTTGTCTTTGAAAAGTCCGAGACCAGTATTGCAGGAACTACAGAGGAGACCTCTAACGGCTCCTGAAGTGTGACAATGATCTACGAATAAGTGTTTGTGCGTGTCTTCTTGGGTCGGGGAGGGGGTGTCAGTACCACAGATAGCGCAAACACCTTTTTGAGATTCTAATAGTGTGTCATATTCTCCAGCTTCTAATCCATAAATACGTTTCCATGCTTCTTCGGAACGACACCTCTTGCATTGGTTTCTTTTACCATCAGGCGAGTAAGTTCTATTATGGAACATATCCAGAGGCTTAACCTCATTACACTTATTACACTGTTTAGTTTCTTTCAAAAATTAGGTGGGTTATGTGTTTTAAAAAGAGCCCCAAGGGGATTGTCCCAAGGGGCTCAATGATTAAGTGTTAATTACTATGCAGGAAGAACCTTCACAGCGCACTCAGGGCGAAGTGGCGCGTGCCCCATTGCATATTTAGCAACGAACAATGTACCTTGGCGTTGGATTTGGTACTCACTTTCAGTAGCCAAATCAAGCAACTTAACAGTACCGATAGCTTCCTTAGTACCTGCAAGGAATCCCTTAGCAGATGCTGTGCCGCTAAGAGCGGAGAAGTCACCGTTGTAGCCAGCACCGCCAGCACCGAACACGTCATTGTTCGCAGCACCGTCATCAGTAGCAACAGCAGATACGTCACCAAGAGAGATAACGCTATCAAGGTGGTTGCTCTTGAAGAGGTTGATACCAGCGACCTGAGCGATCTTACCAGTTGCAACATTACCTACACCACCAGTGTCACGATTGATCGCAACGTTGTCGGAAGTAAGGAGAGTGTAGTACTGAGAAGGAGTCAGAACTGCGAAACGACCTTCGTCTGGAGCGTCTTTCTCGTCAAGAGAGCGAGCAACAGCGTAGAGCGAGTCAACAAGACCAGCAGCAGTGTCAGTAGTAGCACCAGAGATGCTTGTACCACCGTTACCACCGATAGGCGATGTACCACCAGCAGCAGCGAAGAGAGTCTTCATTGTTGCGATGTCGAAGCGCTTAGCAAGAGCCTTACCGAGTTCCTTAGCGTAGATGCTACGGACGTCGTAGTGGTTCTTAAGCTCATCGATATTGGCGATGAACGTCGAAGCAATCAGAACGTCATCGATGTTGATGGTACGCTCAGCGTGCTTGATGGTTGATAAGTAGCTGTTAGAGCTGTCCACGATGTCTTCACCAACAGTGTGGTACTTAGCGTCAGCGACACCTGTAACAGGGAACTGAGCTGTTTTACCAGACGAGATGGTGCGGACCATGTGGAGATCCTTCATTATATTTTGTTCTTCAAAGGTAGTGAGAATCTCCCCACTGAAAACTTTGAGAAAGAGACTATCGACGTCTCCAGAACCGTTTACTTGTCCCAAACGGGACGGGCTTGTATTTGCCATGATGTTATTATTTCTATTTTTGAGTTAGTTTACTTTGAGTAACTCCCAGAGTGGGGCTACAGTTGGGTGTTCTTTACTCACTTGGTTCACCGCTAGGTTATCCTCCTCGGAGGGCAAAGCTGTTACTTCTTGCGGATGGGAACGAAATTGGTTTATTTTTTCTTATCAGGAAAGCCCTTCTTCATACTTGAGTAAGAATTAGCGCTAACAGTAGATTTCTTTTTACTACGCGAGATGCCGAGTTTACGGCGACGATTAATGTTTTTGTATAAGCTCATAATAGTTTAGCATTTCCATCTTCTTAGTGCCAAAGCCTTACGTGTAGGGCGACCTTTAGAATCCTTCATAGGGCCTTTGACGCCACCCATACGAGCACAAAAGGATCTCTTACGAGAGCCTCCTTGTGGCTGGGGTGCTTTTAGATTGGAGCCAGTCTTAGCATTGTAGTGCTTCCGCCCTTTAGCGGTAAGACCGCCTTTGGCTGATTTATGCTCCTTGCGGAGACTGACGCCTTTTCTTTTCATTTAGATACTTTGTTATGATTGGGGTTGCCCTACTTCTGTAGGTATTAAGATTGATTTGCTTCTGGTCGTTGATAGGGTTCTCTACGCGCTTCCAAGCACTACCACCACCGTTCCAGATGAACAGCATGTGGTCAGCCGTAGGTGTAACACCAGAGGCTTGTATGTGCTTCGCGTAGTGCTTCAGAACAGCATAGGCGACCATCTCCCCGAACACGGGGTCAAATACGTCCGTATGGGAGGCTTTAGAACCAGTAATACGGTTGTAATCATCTACCATTACCTTGTGGATCTGGTAGTGACCATAAGCAGCCCCGTTGTCACCCACTATTGTGTGAGGACTATCAGGGTAGACTTCCCACTGAGGGATTAACTTAACGAAGTCTTTAAGGGTTATTGAGGTGTCCGCTTGGCAGCACCCGAACAACAAAAGGGATGAAAGTATTAGTTTAATTAACACTGTTTTCTAGGACATTCACGTAGTCGAGGATGTCCCCGATGGTTTCCCGTTCAGAGGAGCTAAACTCGTGTTGGTCTAGCTCCTCGATGAACTCAGGAATCCTGCTCTCTCTTAGTGTCACGCACCCACTCATTAATACGAGTGCTGTGCTCACGGTGACGGCGAGTTGCAAGTTCTTTAACATATTCGGTTCGTATCTTCAGAAACATCGCTCCGATCTTAGGGAACGCTATTAGTAACTGAACGATTGTACTAATCACTTGTCTTTAGCTTTGCCTACGTTAAGAGCAACCCAGTCGAGAACCTTGTAAGCTTTAGCCACAATGGAGTCATCTTTAGGGGTAGGAGTAAGAGCAGCTACAGCAGAAGCAGCAGCTACGACAGCCGAAACAGCAAACAGAATACTGTCTACGTTGGATACTAGGTATGAGATAATTTCTTTCATAATATTAATTTACTTTATTGGTTAAAAGATTGAGGAAACAGACATCCGCTTTTCTACGTTCTCACGATAAGCTGGATCACTGGCATAACGAGGATCACGCATAGCTTCAGTAACTTGAGCTGTAGAACCAAATGGCTTTACACCTGCGTCACCCGAAGTAGATCCTTGGACAAGAGCAGGGCCTTTACCACCAGCAGCTTGGAACTGAGCATACAGTCCTTTAACAGCTACACGAGCTTGCTCTACTGATTGTCCTTCTACGATAGCGTTAAAGGCATCAAGGTCACCATCAGCAAGGTTCTCAGAAGCCCACTCAGCCATAGCCTCGTAGTTACCAGCACCACCAATAGATTCTTGGATGGTAGCAGCTTGCTGAATAGACATAGCTTCTTGACCAGCGATGTATTGCTCAACGAATGAACGAGGCAACCCAGCGGCTTCAAGAGCATCAAAGGCTTTGTCGGAAAGCTCACCATTCTCAGCAAACTCATTACGAGCCGCATCAATAGCACCTGTAGTAGCCTCTGTAGCTGATGGCTCTTCTGTTGTAGCTTTCTTCTCAGCTTTTGGCTTGGACATCTTCTGTTGAAGAGCTTTGTAAGCCTTAGCCATTTCTTCGGGACTCTCAAACTTCTCGTCGAGCCACTCAGGGCGTTCTTCTTCAGCAGGCTCGTCTACTTTGAGCTGCTCTTCGATAGTCTCTTTGCCTTCCTTGGGGTCAGCTTCAAGCGTTTGATTACGCTGGTTAGCTGCTTCTTCTTGCATAGCAGCTTGTTGTTCGAGAGAGATATTCTCTTCCTCGTTTACTTCATTGATCTGTACTTGTTGTAGGTCAGCCATATTCTAGTTTATTATTCCTCTACGGGAGCTTGTTCTTGTTGTACTTTCGCTTGGTCAGAAATAGCTTTGATACCACTTGGGCCTAGCTTCTCTGCCATCTGCATTTGTTGGGCTTGTTGGGCTTCTTGAGCCATTTGTTCTTCGCCTTTAACTAATCCATCAGTCTTAATACCAAGGGATGTAGCACGACGTTTAAAGTATTCTCCGACGTTCACATATTGAGCTACAGCTTCAGGGCCTACTACTTGAGCAGCACCAGCTAGGAACATATCCAGCTTCTGTAGATCGTGACCACGACCAAGGGCTTCAACACCTGTGATGATAACAGGATTGATGATGTCTTTAGGCATCTTAGGAAGCTTCTTCTTCTTACGCATGACATCCATCAAGCGATTAACCATAGGCATCTGGAGCTCTACGGAAAGCAACGAGTAAAGACCACCAATAGCAGTCTCTAGCTCTTGTCCTAGCATACGGATCTCTTCAGCAGTGACGCGCTCAGCGTTACGAACAACACCTGAGGTCAACAGGAAGGCGTGACCGAGGCGCTCCTCGATCTTTACGATGCTCTCTTGGACTACTCGGAAGTCATTGAACTTCTGAAGTTGTAGAACGGACACATCAGCCGCGTTGCCTTGAGCGATAGCACCATTAGGTGATTCAGCAAGTGTCTTTGCGCGGGTTGTGCCGTTCGGATTTACGAGGAAGAGTACCTTAGCGGCGGCTGCCGAGCCTTCTACAAGAGCTCTTTGGAGGCTCTCGAGGGATTGCAGATCACCTAGATACTCTTCGACGTATCCTCGTCCATAGTCCTCACCGTCGATACGGGAGAAGCGGAGTGGGATAAAGGGGTTCTTGTCTAGTGGGTAGAAGCCTTCACTATCAGGGATAAGGTTGCCATTGATCTCTTGCCATACCTTCCAGCCATTCTCCTTGCGGCAAACAGCAGTGAACAGGTTGACGTCGTTGTCAGCTCCTTCACCATCTGCGTTACCAGCAATGTCTTTCATCTCTGGAGAGAGGGACATATAGGATAGCTGCTCTTTGGTGCAGATGTAGAGAATGTTACCCATTGGGTCACGCTCCACGGTAAAACGATCAAGATGGAACACACGCATACCACCCTCTTCAGGAAGGTAGATAAGTGCGTTACCAGAAATGATAAGGTGTTTGAGTGCTTCGTGGAGAGCAGTGCGATATGTCTCGCGGCTAATCTCATCCATAACGGACTCTTCAACTTGCTGAAGGGACTTCTCGATCTCAGTCACTAGCTCTGGTGGAGCGCCTTCTTGTTCAAGTCCGTGGTTGTCTACGTTGAGACGAAAGAAAGGGGCATTGGGTGGAAGGAGTGCTAGTAGTAATTTAGATGCGAGGTTATTCACTCCGCGAGCCCCGATGCCTTGAAAGGGTGTCTCTAGGCGGCTATGTGCGCCGAAGCCTTCCTCAGTCATAATGTAGGGAAGGGTGAGTTTGGAACACTGGCGAGCACGATCTACGTATTGGTATCGCTTACCTTCCAGTTTGGAGTAGAGTGCTTGAGCTGTTTCAGTATTCATATATTGTCTTTATAAAATAAACCCTTGCTCGAACGGTGGGCTTCCTTCTGTTGGGCGCAAATCTAACCGATTGGGGTTAAGGAGCTCTCTACAGAACGAGCAAGGGGTAAAGGGTAGTTAAATGTTATCTTCGATAGTGTCGGGGATTAGGTAGCTGTCAACAACAGAGAGTTCTTCAATGTCATCCAGCTCATACTCAAAGACATCCAATGCCCACTTGCCGTCAGCAGTAGGGACTGGCTTAGTCAACCAGCGTGTTCCCTTGCCTTCCGTCCAGTAGGTGTAGCCAATGTCCTTGCCTTCTTCGTCTGCACGCTCACAAGCGTCTTTTTCAGTTGTGTAGATTAGATACATTAGTAAATGTCATATTGATTGTTAATGTTGTTTTCGATGGCTGCACGGTTGGCTGACTGGTCGGAGGGGTAAAGGATTAGTTCCGATACATAATTGAATGAGTTACCTGTTGAACCTGCTGAGGGGTTTGCACCAATCCTATTAATTGATGACCCCGAACCCGATGTCATCCCAAGTAGGTGAAAGCCCAATGAAGATACATTAGATGTACCATTATAAGTAACTCCGTCTACGTTGACACTTGGAGTTCCGAATCCCTCAAACTTGTAAGCACGATTGTTTGCGTTATTATTCGTAGTCGCCCTAGGAGCGTTATCGGTAGTATCACAAATCAGTGTTTCAAAGTTGGTGTTACTTGCTTGCAGGGTTGAAAATATGCTCTTCGCAATGGGTCTACCAACGACATCCAATCGGTTATCTGCCGCACCACCAAATAGTATGCTTGGTTTGGATGTTCCCCCTTTAGTAATGAAGCTACCGCTAGAAACAATCTTAGGCTGACTTGTAGCTACACCCTGAACAGCATCATTGCCGTTACCTGACTGGTCATACCAAGTCTCCACAAAGCCGTTGGATTTGATGATTTGTATCGAGTTAATAACAAAAGAAAACCCCGTTGTTGAGCTTGCGTTATTTAATCTTAAATCAGCATGAGCAAGGTATGAAGGAGCTGTCAGCTCATAATCATTAGTCCCAGAAAGTAATGGAGTTAAAACGAAACTAGAACCACTCACAAGAATAATATTAGCAGACGTAAAATCTCCAGTAACCGTAGCATTTACTTTAACGGTTTCTCCTTCTTCAACACGAAAAGAGCCTGTATGGTTGGTCGATAATCCAGCGGCTCCCGCATCAACATCAAAAGAGTTAATGGTTGCATTTGATATTGTCCCAGTTCCAGAAAGTTTCGTATATACTCCAGAAGATGGCCCTGTATTAACATCCGTATTTACCCAATCCTCCAGCGTCCCACTCGATATGTCAGCAGCCGAAAAGTCCTTCTCAGCGTTATCACTACCCCGTCTTACACGGACTACTGTAGTATTCCCATAGCCCGCTAGATCACGAAGGGAGTAAGCAGCGGCTGCACCTGTAAATTCCTCAAGGAAGCTATCAAGGTTAGACTCTTCGGTGCGATCAATGGTGATCTCTGTGCCATCCACTGTGAGAGTGCGGACACCTTCCCTAGTGGTATCAATGGTAATAGTCTGTCCGTCTGCTATAATAGTACGAATAAGGTCTGGAGCTGTGCGATCAATCGTGACCGTCTCTCCGTCTACTGACATACTCCGAACCCCCAAGACATCCTCGGTCTTTAGAGTATAAGTTTCACTGTCTCCATCTGCGTGGTTAATCGTGAGGGTTCGGTCTGCCATATTTGTATTATTTAAATTAGTAATTTATATTTGCACCACTACCAGATGAACCAGTGTTCACTGTAGAGCGACGAACGGTAAGAGCAGAAGTACCACTCTTTTTGGAGCTCTGTCGTTTCTTGAGCGCCTTGTTTTCGACCTTCTTAGCCACCTTAGTAGGAGGTGGAGGAGGTGCTGGTGGTGGTACTGGATCTGGGATCTTGGGAGCTGATGTACACATAATATTACTTTGGGTTGATTATATTTTCAGTTTGAAGTTGGTAGTGGTGCTTAATGAAGTTTACCACGGAGCGTTGTCCATAGTGAAAGTTAAGCTGAGGAACACTGTCAGTTGCAGGGAAATCCTGTGCTGGAAAGGAACTCTCTAGGGCATCTAGGAGCGCCTTGTTAATAGGTGGCATTTCTGCTTGATTGTCTATTTCCATCATTACGGGAGTAAGTATAATTATAGGGCGCGAGACAAGCCCGCTATAGGTCGTTAAGTTCACTTGGGAGCTTACCTTCATCGACCCATTTCTTAGTTTGAGTAAGGCACATAGCGTTCCAGATAATGGCTCCTGCGTGGTCTTCCGTGGTATCACCTTCAAGGAACTGCCAAAGATGACGATACAGTGAGTCCACGTAGCGACTAAGAGGAATACCTTGCTTCCAGTTATCACGTCCATACTTGGTAGCGCCGTCTTCAAACCTCCGAGCAACAGCCCGAAGAGCATCTACAGGTATCAAGGAGGGATTCCCCTTTCCTTCGGAGGCATCTCGGACAGCACCAGTGGTGAACTCGGAGCGAGCCCCAGAGTCAGGGAGAACAGTTTTAATTACTTCAGTCATGTTTGAGTTGTGTTTGATGTTGGCTTGTTCGATGTCGTGTACTAATCTGTCAATTGAATTAAGCATTTGTAGGATTCCACAGGGTTACTTCGTTAGTGTCAAAGTCGTAGTCCCCGTGTCGGAGTATACGAGCTAGGCGAGCGGTCATTAGTGCGTCATCCTCGGTGAACCCTTTGGCTTCGTAGGCATCCACAACAGTCTGCCAAGTAGCTCCATTCTTCTCTAGGAGTTTCTTAGCTGTCATAGGGCCACAACCTTTGAGACCACCAAAGCCATCCGTATTGTCTCCCATCAGGGATTGTACTAGGTGGAAGTGGTCTGCCTCTTCCTTGGCGATGATACGCAAGGTGTCCTTTAGATGATTGTACCAGTGGATCGGGAGTGTTCCGAAGTCCTTGTCACCAGAGACGGCAACACAGGAGTCGGGAGCTGCTGTAGCCCACACACCAATAGCATCATCTGCTTCAACGTTTGGATACATAACAGAGTCATATTCCTCCATCATCCAGTCACGAAGTTCACCGATACCTAGAGGCTTACGCTTGTCTTTACGATTGGCTTTATAGGCTGGCCACATGTCGTGACGGAACGTACGGCTAGGAGAGAAGAAGACCTTAATCTTCTTACTCTTAAGTGCTTTACTGATGGTATCAATGTTGCGGTCTGCCTCAGCTTTAGCTTCCACCATGTTGGTTTGAAGTGTCCACGTGTTGTCATCCCAGCGCATCTCTTGCTCAGCCGCACAAGCAGCTTTGTAGAGGATCATATCGCCATCGATTAATAGGAGTTTGTCTTTTGTTTCTTTCATGTGTGTATTAGTGTGTTTCTTTCCAATTTGCCCCGACGGAGAACTCTCCATCTAGTGGGCAGTTAAACTTGAGAACCTCTCCAGCTTTCCCTAGAGCGTTACAGAACGTCCTACCGAGTTCGTCAGCGTGCTTAGGGTCACAAGAGAATTGCACCTCATCGTGAACATTGGCATGCATCTCGTAGGGTAGCTTTGCCATCCTTACGAACTCAATGAGTGCTTGCTTCATTACTACGGCACCTGCTGACTGGAGCAGGAGATTCACAGCAGAATGTGAAGAACGACAAGGCAGCGGACGTCCATCGATACCTCGGAGAAGACCTTTGGTTTCCAGAGCGTTTGCCACAGCGTCATAGAGCTTCTTGATGGATGGCGTCTTCTTCATAAAGGAAGCCTTGAGAGCTTTACCTTGCTTGGCAGAACCACCAACAATTGAACCAATCTTGGCATCACCTGCGCCATACAAGAATGCGTAGATAAATGTTTTCGCGGCATCACGGGTAGGCAACCCAGCAGCCTTCTGATTTGCTGTGTGGATGTCACCTTCAAGGATAGTCTTAGCGTATTCCTTGTCACCAAACAGAGCGAGGTAGTGAGCAAGGCAGCGCAACTCTAAGCCACTAGCGTCAGCACCTACAAGCACCTTGCCTTCTGGAACTGTGAAGCAAGAGCGACACTCGCCACCATAGGGAGCACGAGTAGACGGCACTTGAGCCACATTAGGATTCCTGTGAGTGCATCGACCAGAGACAGCTCCGTTGGTATTCACAGATCCGTGGATACGTCCGTTACGCTCTAGCTTGAGCCACGCTTGCTTACCCTCAGCCACTTGACCTAGGCGCTTGGTGACGAGGAGGTACTCAAGGAGTTTCTCGGATTGGGGTGTACCGATGTCCTTGAGTACCGCCTCGTTGATTGCTGGTCGTTTGCCCTCATAGGAGCTAGGCTTCCAGCCATTAGCCATTAGTCGCTCAGCTATCTGATCACGACTGTTGGGGTTGAATGGGATTGTCTTTATAACAGACTCACCCTTGGTTATCTCCTTTGGCTTGAAGCCCTTCTCGACCAAGGCTTTCTTGGTGCGGGACTTTGTGCCATCGGGAGCGAGCCACCAGTTACTCTTGGTGACTTCTTCAGTAGGCGCGAATAACTCACGCAATTCTACGTCAAGAGCAGCGCGGCGACCCATAAGAGTAGCTGTAAGTTCTTCTGCTGCTTTAACGTCAAAAGGAAATCCGTTCATCTCTTGGACGCGGATAGCTTTAGCAAAGGCGTGCTCTAGGTCACACGCTTGCTGGAGGCCACCTAATCCCTTCTTGAGAAAGAACTCATAGAGAGACTTAGTGACCTCCACATCTTGCACACAATAGTCTTCCATCTCTTGAGACCAAGTAGACCAATCTTCAGTTTCCCCGTGGTCACTCTTGTTGTTACCAATGCGATAACCCCAAGCCTTTAAGCTGTGGGAACCAATGAGTTGTTTTGGGAAGTCGTTACGTTTGAAGTCATCGCTACGAACGTCAGGATACATAAGACGAGCAATCACTGCTGAGTCTAACACACCAGCGTGACGGTAGCCGTAGAGCTTCCAAAGGGCGATAGCGTCAAAGCCTATACTGTTGTGTCCTACGATATGGTCAGCAGCAGATAGACGAGCGAGCCCTTCTTGGATGGTGTTAGAGCGATAAGCCCAAGTACCATGTTGGTCTATTACTACAAGGCAGTGCAGATCTTTAAGGTCACTTAGAGTTGACCAGTCTGTGATGCCGTTGGTTTCAATGTCAAAGTAAGCTATTGTTTTCATATTTATTATTTCCACTCCCATTCGTTACGATACTTACGAACAACTTTTACGAGCTCGTCCCATTCTTCCCAATCGAGGGAAATTTTAGCACCGTCGTTTTGAGAGTCGTTTCCGTATATGACGAGGAAGGAACCAGTAGCCTCATCATCGACGCCCACTTGGAGGCTGTTGAAGACTGGATTCCAGTCAAGATTAGCTGACTTTATGCTTACTTTTATTGGTATTGTTTTCATAGCTTTTTGTGTAGGTGATTTAAGGTGGGGTTAGATCCACTGGCCATCTGAGAATGGGTTGGATACTGGCTCTACGTGGTAATACTGAGTCTTTCCACACCTAGCGCAGCATCTCTTATGAATCCCGTGGTATCTCCATAAATGGATGCCGAGTCGGCATATTATTGATATTTTTTTCATGTGTGTATCTAAATCAATGATTAGTGTTGAGTACTGTCAACGTCTTTTGTCCAGAGTTGATGATACAACTTTAGAACGTCTGACATCTTCACGATTGATAAGAGGTCTTTACGACCACTGCGTTGGTATCCCTTGTAGAGAGCGTCACGTCCTACCGACACTCGATCTCCAAGATCACATAGCTTCTCACCCATAAGGGCTAGGTCGGAACGCTTAACTAAAACGAAGTCGAGGAGACGCTCGAAGGCAATCCAGTCGGCTTTCCCGTAGACCCATCCAATCTTTCCTTGGACGTTCTTGAATTCCAGCCATACTAGATCGTCTTGTACGTCGTTGTCCTTACGGGCAACACGCTTGCGAGCCTTCACGTCAATCTTACCGAAGTCAGTGACGTAATCCACATGAGAGAACTGCTCCTTTAGGTCAGCCGCTCGTGCTTCAATAGCTTTTTCGTTTAACAGTTTAGCGAACATGGCTTCTACGCCTTGGCCTCGCTTCCATGATGAATCTTGTATCCATTTACTCATATACTCCTTGGGTTGGGGTTATTAGTGTCCGAAGCCTGCTGTAGCGTCGTCGGTGTCCTCAAAGAGAGGGTTAGTATCCTCTGAGAGACGGCAGGTCTCTTTATCGTAAAGCAGGTTACAAGCTACGCCTGTCTCACCGCTAAAACGGTTCTTAAGGACACGCAGGGTTGTCCTGTTACGGTTCTCTACGTCTTGCTGGTTACGCTCTAAGCCGATGCACATATCAGACAACTGAGCGATAGCAGCAGAGCCTCGGAGTTGTGCTAGGGATGTTGCCGCGCCTTCCTCGTGTCCCTTACCTTCAGGACGCTTGAGGTGGCTTACGAGGACAACACCAATCTTAGTCTCCTCTACAAGAGCACGTAGCTTGGTCATTGTGTTGTCGATCATACGACGCTCGTCACCATCACCCATACCAGATACGATGATAGAGAGGTGATCCAGAACCACGTAGTCTACATCCATAGCCTTAGCCATGTAGCGGATGTGTCCTAGTAGGTTGTCGCTGTCTAGGGATCCCCAGTGGTCATACAGGTAGAAACGACCAGATCCGACTGTCTTCTTGTATGCCTCGTTGTATTTAGCATCAGGAGTAAAAGGCTCTAGGTGTAGAGGCTTAGACATCTCCAGACCAATGATACCATTAGCGGTACGCTCAATGGATTCCTCAAGAGCGATATAACCGAGCTTACGATCAGTAGTCTTGAGAACGTGTAGGGCAATCTCTTTACATACAGCAGACTTGCCGATGCCTGAGCCAGCGCAGAAGGTAACAATCTCACCTTTACGGAGGCCGTGAGTGAGCGAGTTAAGTCCATAGTAAGGATAAGGGATGCTGTCATTTTCCTTGGGGACTGTAAGGCGCTCATACAACTCAGTGCCATCTACAATGTCATCTGGTCGCCATACCTTAGCGTTCCAGAAAGCTTGGATTACTTCTTCTCCTTTGTTAGCTAGAAGCATTTCGTTCGGGTCTTTCATGGACAACCGAGCGATCTTACAAGTACCAGCAGGAAGTATGTGAGCAACACTCTCGGCTGCTTCGCGTCCCGCCTTGTCCTCGTCAAACATAACAATAACTTCTTGCCACGATGAGAGCCATTCGAGTTGCTTCTTGAAGATTGTCTTGGCTGACTGAGCACCACTAGGTAGTGATACGACTGGCCACTTGTTGCCTTGGAGTTGGCTAACAGTAAGACAGTCAATCTCACCCTCGGTGATGACTAGCTTCTTACCGCCATTGGGCCAGAGGTTCTGACCGAAGAAATAGTTAGGAGAGCCGTTGCAGTGAAAGCTCTTGTCTGCAAAGCGATACTTCTGGGCTACCTGTGTGCCGTCTAGGTTGCGATAGTTAGCAACGTGACATGGCTTGCCGTTAAGCTCCCCGATTTGATACCCATACTTTACGCACGTGTCTTTGTTGATACCCCGTGGGGCGATATCCATGAACTGTCCTTTTACGAATCCTAGTGGTGATACATTTTCCATTTTTGTGTGTTGTGTAGTTGTGTCTTGTTTGTCTCTGTTCGGTGTGAAGACACCGCAGGAGTAGCACTTGGTGCTTCCGTCAGAGTTGTGTGTGAGTGCATCGCTGCTTCCGCAGTCGGGGCAAGGTTGGTGTGTGGCTACTGCCGTTAAATCGTCCATTCGTGTGGGAGCTTTTTCTCGCACCACAGGAACCCGTGTTTGTCGCACCAGTCCCCATAGGTGGTCTTGCTCTTTTTGCTTAGTGTGTTTGATGCTCGTTGGAATACAAAGCGGATGTCGAGGTTGGGATGTGCTTCCCTCACTCGCAGGTGTTTGGTTCGGTCTGACGCTATCCAATAGCCCTTTACCTCCAGTATAATTCCATTATCTAAAACGAAGTCAGGCGTGTATTTGCAGAGCTTCGTGTAATCCAGTTTCATCGACTCGTAAGAGTGGGTAACCCCCGCCGCATTTAAGGCGGAGGCTACTGTCTCTTCGAACTTCGAACGGAACTTAGAACGGCGCGTTGGACGTTTCCGCTTCATCAGCTACTTCGAATGCTTGGTTGAGGGATTCACCGCTACCTACGTAGCCGTCTGCTTCAGCACCAAAGCCGAAGGAGCTATCACCGCCACCGTACTCAATCAGGTCGAGTACTTGTACTGCACGGAGACGCAGGGTGTATCCGAAGCCCTGACTTGGAACGAACCAAGTGTTGACCTCAACTGCCATCTTTAAGGTAGAACCGCTGCCAATCTTAGGCATGTCGATCTTCTTACCTTGGCTGTCTACTGCTGCAATGGTGAACTCAAGAGTTCCCTTTGACTTAGTATGTACCTTAGCTTTCTGCTTCGCATAGATCTCGTGATCACCCTCGTCGTTAATACGGAGAGGAGATGACGCAGCCATGCGGATCTTGTCTTTACCTTGGCGACTGCACTCTTCCTTGTAAGCGGCATCAAGCTTCGGCTTTACGATAGCCTCGAAAGCTTTGAAGTCGCCCTCACTTACGTGGAGCTTACAGCTATAAACGCCATCTTCATCAAACTTGGTGTCTGGTGTGTCGATGCGTGGCCATACTGCTTTACCTTTTGGTGTTGTTATTACTTTACTCATTTTGTTTTACTATTACCTGTTATCGGTGGTTTTTACATGACAGCTAGCGGAGAGCTAACTGAAGAAATACGTGCTATTTTTAATTTGGGAGATGTCAGCAGTGCCGTATTCTGGCGGCTCAGGAAGTTCTAATCCCGACTGCTGTTCTAATTGATGTTTCCAATCCCGAAGGAGGTCAACACTAAATGTAGAAATAAACACATCTCGCAAACTTTTACTCAGAGCTTCACATCCTGTAGCGTGTGTTCCGTAGCTATCGTGAATGAAAGCAAAGTCGTAAATACCCTCCTCTTTGTTGGCTTTGATGACTGTCTTGTGGAGAGCAGCAGCATCTAGTGAGTGAACAAAGTTAGGGCTCACTCCGTTACGCTGGCGTACCTTGGAAAGCTTATCGTCGTTCTCACGGAAACGAATGTGAGTAGCTGTTCCGCTAATCCAAGTCTTGATGTTCTTACTTGTGAAGTTGAAATACTCTTGGTGAACAGGGAAGCCACTAGGAGTAACCCAAGATACAGGTAATTCAGCCTCGGTAAGCAAAGCGGAACAGTCCTGAAACCACTTCATACATTCCTTTGGTTTCTCTAGGACGCTCTCAATCCCTGTCCATACCGCCTTCGCTAAAATGTGAACGGCTAGATACTTCTCTTTATCGTCAAAAGGTTTAGTACGTCCTTCACCGTGTATCTGGTCTTCATACCAATCAGCGATGTACAACCGATTGCTGTATTCAGTTAGCCCGTACGAGTAACACATTACGGGGCGCTTGGTTGTCTTACGGTCGATCCCAAAGTTTACCCAAGCGTTTGCAATAGCGTCTCCCTCGCTTGCTTGTTTCTTCAGGATTACCTCCGCTTGTTTTGCAACCACCCCGTAGATGTCTGCTGGCTTGTCTGTAGGCAACACATTGGTAGCGGTCATCCCGTAGGGGTCACGAGTAAGCATAGATAGAATCTGAAGGCCGTTATTGGTGGCATCCATATTCACTGGGAGGAAGGTATCTAGCTTACCCGTGTTCTGTAGCGTGGCCCATTCAAAGCACCACGCAAGGAATTGCCAAGGGTCACCCGCTTCTGTCCATAGTAACTCCTTGGTAGGGTTAGCGGCAATACGGATAGCGTCCTTGGAAAAGTTCTCAGCCCACTCAGCACGTTGGTCGAGTGTGACTTTATCGTAGCCCCAAGTGTTAGCACCTTGAATAGCTAACCACTTGCGGTCTGTTGCTGTCTTAATACGTTGAGGTCTAGCAAACCGAAGTAACCCCCGACACATATCAGGGCCTTGGATACCTAGGAAGGCAGGGATGTTATATACACGACCTCGGAAGTCACAGTGGGACGGATAGAAGAACCGACTATCTGTAAGCTTCTCTGCTAGGTAAAGCACCTTGGCTACCAGTAAGCGTCTTGAGCGTGTACTCATGTTACGCTTGTGAACACCTGAAGCCATCGTGCGCCACTGGAGGTTGCTTAGTTTGTTGTCGTAGAAGTCATCAGGGATGTCAGGCATCACTTCATCGTCACGACTAGGAAGCCCACCGACCTTTACGGAGTTCTTCCACGCCCACTGCATTGTCTTCAGGACATCCTCGTTAATCTTCCAAGGTGTCTGCTGGATAAGGTTACAAGCCTCCATAGGCTCTTCAATCTTACCTTCGATACCTCGGAGGAAGTCCATGTTGGTAGACTTGATGAACGGAAGCTTTGGGAGGTCTGTCTCTTCTGTCTTGTAGCCACCTTCCCACACGTTCTTCCACTCCATTGGTGTATCCACTGTAGGGAGCCAGAAGGGGCTTATGATTTCCTTGTGGTAGTTGAACTCATCAATCCACTTGAGAGTCTCTGGAGAGGCTGTGACGTACCTTGTAGGGTTGCGTCTGCCTGTATCAGTAATGAACCTGTACTCAATAATCCCTGTGACATCCCGAAGGAGTTCTACAAGGTTAAGTCCTGTTGCTGCTATGTCTCTACGTGTCCAAGACGGGATCTCTTCCATGAGTCCCTTCTCTACCTCGTGCTTGGTACTTAGACGGATGTGGTTCTTGGTAGCTTGCCAGCCACTCTTACGGGTAGCCCCTAGAACAATCCCTTCGCCCTTTGGGTTGTTACGAACGAGATGCTCGGAGCGACGCTGGTAGTCGACGACGTTGCCTACCTTGGTACACATAGCGGTCATCTTGGAGTTCTGTGTAAGCTGGTCTAAGACAGTACGGATAACAAGGAACCCAATCTTCTCGGAGGGCATCTCTAGGAGGTCTAACTGCCACCGAGCATTGTTCTTAAATCCACGCCACTTTGTTTTTACGTCATCAATAGCCTTGATATATGAAGGCAACGCACCACGTATTAAACGCTGACCATAAGATGTCTCACTCTCCATACCACGAGCACGGGCTCCCTCTACCTTATTACGGTAGCGTCCCACGCCTACGGTGGTCATGTCAGTGTTGAGTTCGTCTTGTGTGAGCTGCGTGTCCATAGTCAATTTATTTGTCAGTGATTTGTCACCTAAGCAAATAAATACTTAGGAACAAAACGGATAAGTGTTTGTTTAAAAATGCTTATATTTCAATAGGGTTACGGCGAGAGGTGACAATAAAGACATTTACTATCCCATGAGCAATATCTTAACTTTTTTTGAAGCTATGTCAACGTATTGATTTGCAACGATAATTTCTTTTAATTGTCACCTCGCACTTTCCTTTGTTTTAGCTATTTTGACAAACTTTGTCAGCGATTTGTCACCTAATTCCCGTAGTGATCCTCGAAACACACAGGGCAGAGACCCTTGAGGTACACATCGGGCTTATCGCAGAAGGCACAACGCTCCTTCGATTCGGTTAGTGGTTTGGTTAATGATTCAGGTATGCCTTTCTTTACGCCTGTGCTGTCCTCATAATAAAGAACGTCACCATCTGCATTACGCTTCCACTTCTGCCAGAAGCCATTACTGTCTTCGTGGTAAGTTGGCCGCCCCTTGACATCTCGCTCGTACCTCTCCCAGTAATCGTCACAGTCCTCGAAGTAGGTCACTCTGTCATTGGCTTCCATAATCTCGATAGGGAACGCACAATCGATCCCTAGTTCTTTGTATGTTTCGCTTAGTAGTTTCATAGTGCTTTTAGTTTGTATTTAATTCCGTCTACCTCAACGACCTTACCTTCGCAGGTTTTAGCGGACTTCGGGGTACCTCTTTTTGTGCCATCGCTGTTCTCGTGGTAAGTCCGATTGCCGTTGGAGTCATACTCATATTTATACCAGTTCCCATAGATGTTCTCGAAGTAAGTCCGATTGCCGTTGGCGTCATACTCGCGCTTGTACCAATAGCCTGTGCCGTTCTCGTAGTAAGTCTCGTTGCCATTGGAGTCATACTCAAGCTTAAACCAGTAGCCCTTACCGTCTTCGTGGTAAGTCTCGTTTCCTTTGCAATTATACTCACCATTCCAGCAGCATCCATTACTGTATTCGTAGTAAGTCCGATTGCCATTGGCATCCTTAATTTCAATAGGAAAGCTGAATGCAATCCCTAGTTCTGTTAGTGTTTCACTTAGTGGTTTCATAGTGCTTTTAGTTCGTATTTAACGCCATCGACCTCGACAACTTTACCTTCGCAGGTCTTAGCGGAACGTGGTGTGCCTACCTTGCGTCCATCGCTGTTCTCGTAGTAAGTTAGATTGCCCTCGGCATCATACTCCCACTTCACACAGTAGTCATTGGTCTCGTAGTAAGTCTGTTTGCGATTGGCATCAAACTCACATTTATAGTAGTCGCCTATTCTGTACTCGAAGTAAGTCCGATCACCATTGGCATCTTTAATCGTAATAGGGAATGTAAATGCAATCCCCTGTTCTGTCAGTGTTTCGCTTAGTGGTTTCATAGTGCTTTTAGTTTGTATTTAATTCCGTCAACTTCGACAACTTTACCCTCACAAGTCCTAGCTGACTTAGGTGTTCCTCGCTTGTAGCCAGTGCTGGTCTCGTAGTAAGTCTCATTGCCGTCAGCATCGTATTCAGACTTATGCCAGTAGCCAGTGCTGTTCTCGCAGCAGGTTTCATTGCCGTCAGCATTGTATTCATACTTATGCCAGTATCCAGTGCTGTTCTCGTAGTAAGTTTCATTGCCGTCAGCATTGTACTCATACTTACGCCAGAAGCCATTACTCTCCTCGTAGTAGGTCTGTTTACCATTGGCGTCTTTAATCTTGATGGGGAAGCTGAACGCAATCCCTAGTTCTTTGTATGTTTCGCTTAGTTTTTTCATCTATATTATATCAGAGTTCCTATTTAGCTCATTTACCTAACTCAGCTATCTTCTCATCGACCTCTTCACGAGTGATGCCGCAAGACAGAGTGTAGTTATTCAATATCCAGTCGAGCCGCTCTTTGTCCTTACGGATCTCGGCGTTTTCAGCCCTTAGCTGCTCAATGGTATCCTCAAGTCTTTTGTATTCTGATTCGTTTGTTTTCATAGTGATTAGTTGCCCGCCCCCGAAATCAACCCTTGTTTAACTTTGAGTGCGTGAGTTTATGTGTCCTCAGATGTAATTAAATGAGGACACGTTGTTGGTTAGTGTATCCCCTAGCGTTGTAGTCTAGCTACGGCTGTAGGGAATAATCGAAGCAGTGCTTAGTGTATGTGAGATTGTTGAAGGGCGTTCCTTGCGTCAAGCATATTAGTGGGAGTAAGCTTAGCGTACCTCAAGGTCATCTCAAAGTTACGGTGACCCATCCACTCTTTGACGATTTGGAGAGGCACGTTACGCTGCACTAATCTCGACGCACAGGTGTGTCTTGTAAGATAGAACACAAAGTCCTTGTCGGCGGTTTCGTTAAGTGCTTCCCGTATGAACTTCCAAGTGCTCGCTATCTTAGCCTCGGTGAACCTAGCAAATGGGAACTGTTCATCCGATAAAGCAAGGTAAGCTTTGTAAGCCCTCTCGGTGAGCCAGATGGTGCGCGGATAGTTGTTCTTGGTCTTGCTCAGATCAACCAACCAGCCGTGCTCAGGATCTTCTCTCACGGCGGTTTGCGGTATATGGCGAGCCTCTATAGGTCGCATACCTGTATCAATTTGCCATTCAAAGAATCTCGCGAAGTCATCCCTTCCAGAGGCTTCGAGCGCGTCAACAATCTCGTACTCTTCCTCTTCTGTAAGGAACCTCATGCGAGTGTTGGAGAGCTTCTTCTGTTCTATCTTAGGCTTGTGTGTAAGGAACCCCCGATCTACCCCGAAGGTTAAGATCTTAGACAGGCAAGACAAGCGGCGGTTTATAGTAGCCTTTGCTAGTCCCTTTTTCTCAAGGGCGAATATAAGGGTGTCCACTGCCGCAACGTCTAGCTGAGAGACGTCATAGCCTTGTCCATAGTGATCAAGAACAATCTTTACGTTGGAACGCATGGTGCTTTCGTTGGCGGTTCCCTCCCAATAACGTATCATCGTCTTGTCGGCTAGCTCGCCTAATGTGATGAAGTCACCTGTGCCTTCCAAGAGTTCCGTGTAGGGTATCCCTAGGCGTATTCTCTTTTTTAGCTCTGACTCCCACGCGGCTGCTTCCTCATAGGTAGGCCATTGGCGGCGGTATCTTACGCCTTTGACCATGAAGTCAGCCATGAACTTGTTGTCGTTTTTCCCACTCTTTCTTATACTCATCTTCTATTCTTTCGTGTGTGTGTCTGTTTGGGTAGTACATTATTGCATAAATGCGTTTTGTGAATCCTCCCTTTAGATATTCAAATCTTCGATTCTTTGAATATGTTTGAGCTAACCTATCTTTCTAGGCACGTGCATCAAGTGCAACAGAAGGTATCATTTTGCGACATACTGCCTCATGTGATGTTATAACGTATCGAAGACACCTATCTGTCTGTCTGATACGTAGGGCGGTTTGCTTAACCCGCGCTTCTCCCAGAAAGCTTTCCAGCCTTCGTCAATAAGCTTGGCTGTTTCTTTATTATATTCTCTATCGAGTGTAGCTTCTGATTTGCCCCCGCGGTTTGATACGCGGCGTGCGTTGTGGAGGTTGCGGTAAGCTTTAGGGCGTGCGTGTAGTGGTGTCATATGTGTATTATTTGTTGGCGGTTTGTGTTGCGTATTGAATGAGTGACTGAGTAACGTCGCTTGGTAGGTCTAGCTGTCTTATAGCGTACCTTGCGGCGGTTTCAGGTGTCCCTTGATGGGAACCAATGGCGTTCCGTATAAGCATACGTGCTAGGTTTAGGCGTTCGGTGATGTCTTTCATGGCGGTTTATGTGTGGCGGTTTGTTTATCTAAAAGAAAGCAAGGCCAGTAGCGGCAAGAGTGTCACAAGGTGGTCACAGTTTGTGACAAGTGCACCCGTTCGCCTGTCTCAATGCGATACTTGGCGGTTTCATAAGTGAGCCCGTGAGAGGCGGCATAGCTACCGATGCTTTGATAGTTGAGAAGGTAGTCTAGATAGTACGCTTGGAAGCGTTTATGTGCGGCGGTTTGTTTGTCCATAGTATTTATTGTGTGGTTATTGTGTGGCGGTTTACCAAGTGCCTATGATTTTATATTGTCGCTTTCGTAGTTTACCTATTATTCGGTCGAACTTATTCATAAAAGTACGTTCTGAATTTGTCACGCTGGATGCTTTCCACAGAGACAAGTATTGACTCCTGTGCTTTTGTAGAATGCTGTTAATAATATCCTGTCCTCGGTCTGAGTGTTCAATCAATAGGCGCTTACCTCCTATAGTGCGCTTTAAGATTGTGCTATTGGCTTGCTTTTTCATGGTTATTGTGGCGGTTTGTGTGTGTGGTTTGTGTGTGTGGTTTGTTTTTAATTTATCTCGCCGCCCAATCTTTTGTGCATCGTTGTGAGCGATATACATGCATTCCCGCTAGGTGATATTCTTTTAATAGGCGGCGGCGTTCATTTAAGAAATCTCTAAAGGTGGTAAAATCAACGCTATCAAGCTCATCTACGGTTTCTGTTTCGCCGTTTGTTTTCGTGTTAAAATAAGTTTTCATAGTATGTGTGTGATGGGTTGCGCCCCTTTCGGGGTATTGTTTATGTGTTTATGTGTTTATGTGTTTATATTAATTTTATATACGCTATTAGAAAAAAGCAGTGCTCATTGTTCAAATCGGTATATTTCCGAAATTTCAATTGTCGCAACGTCCCTGCCATCGCAACAGGCAAAAACGTAGTCCCTATGATTTCCCGCCCAGTCACTCAGGCACATCCACATTTTACCGTCTACGTCTCTAAACTGGCGGCCTGTGTAGTTTGTAGCTTGGTCACAACAGTAGTCACTCTCTAGGATGCTTTTGCCTGTCGTGCGGCTTAATACCAAGTCGCCCTTCAGCTCATAAAACACTCGCTCCCCGTCCCTTTCTATGCTCACCGACATCACCTTGGCGGGTAGCCTTTGGGAATCACCACAACTTAGGAATGTTACCTTGTCCCCCTGTTTAAATTCTTTTCGTTGATTCATTGTGTCGTTCATTTTTATTACTTTATGTGTTTTCATAGTGTGTTTTGTGTGTGTGTGGTGTGTGTGGGTTGATTTGTTTGATGGTTTAAGATTTAACTTCTCTTATTTTCCCAACGTGTCGAGTATGAGGGCGCAAATGAAAAAGCAAGTTCATTGCATCGTTTTCATCCTTTGCGGATAAAAGAATAGTTTGATGGTTGAAGTTTTTTTTACAAGGGAAGGTAGGTAGAGCAATTAAGAATTTTTTTTTATTCATAGTCTTAGCGGTGTTTTATTTGTGGTTTATGTGCGGCGGTTTGCTTGATTTAAACACGCGCTAGTTTACCCGCGGCGTCTTTAGATTGGTTTAAAGAATCCTCAAAGGTGCAATTGCTACTTGGTTCAGGTGAAGTGATAACAGATACGCATCTTTGCAAATTATCCTCTTCGGCGCCAAGGTTAAAAACCTTCCCGTAATAGTAAGCGGTGGCTTCACGCGGCGTTGCCTTAATTTCAGTTTTTATAGTGTCACCATTTTCAAATGTGGCTGTAATATATGTTTTCATGATATGTATTTAGTTTCGTTTTATTGCCCCTTAAAGGCGTTTTAATGTGTTGCAAGTAGTAAGTGTTACCCTTGCACCCCGAAACCCCGTATCGGTTAAAATACGGGGCTGGTTATAGGTTATACTTCTTTAAAGTTGGCGGGGTCTGAAACGTCAATGAGGCGCTCAGTAGTGCCTACGCGCTTGCCGTCGCTTTTCATGGGAGCGAATAGGCGGATAATGCCTTGCTCTTTGTCGTGCCATTCGACTTTGAATGAATGCATGGTTTGCCCGAAGAATTTTAGCGTGTCTTTAGAGAAGAAATAAGGGCCGAGTGCTAGGCTTTCGCGAATTGATTGTATTGTAGGTTTCATTGTGTGATTTGTGGTTTTATTTGTGTTTTATTGATTAAGAGTAAACGTAGCCGAC